TAAATGAGTCGTTTTACTCTGAGGTCAAGGTGGCTAGGTTGCAGATAGATTTAAAAGAAGAACACGATAAGTTAGGCTCTTTACCTGTAGCTGGGAAGTAATCAATGCAGGTAATAGACAACAAGGCGATTGTGTTAAAGACCAAACGCCCCCACTTAGTTACGGAGAGCGTAGACAAGTACAAGATACTTAGTGAAAAGGAAGGTGTTTTTAAAATAGCAGTGCGGTGGGACTTACACGAAGCTCAAGTATTAGCAGGGCTTAAAGTTAAGGACGTACCTTCTCCAATAGATAGGGACTACAAGTGGTCAGGTAAGCTTACACCTTTTGACCACCAACGCTTCACCGCTAGTTTTCTAACTTTACATAAGAAAGCTTTTTGTTTTAACGAGCAAGGCACAGGCAAGACTGCTTCTGTTATATGGGCAGCAGACTACCTGATGAAGCTCGGTGAGATAAAACGAGTGCTTGTCATATCGCCTCTGTCTATTATGAAGTCTGCATGGCAACAAGACTTGTTTAAGTTTGCTATGCACCGCACTTGTTCGGTAGCCCACGGTACATCTGCTCAACGCTCCAAGATAATAAATGCAGGTGCTGAGTTTGTGATTATAAACTTTGACGGTGTTGCAGTAATCAAAGACGAGATAATCAGCGGTGGGTTTGACATGATTGTGGTGGATGAAGCTAACGCCTACAAGAACGCACAGACAAACCGATGGAAGATACTACGGGATATTACGGCTAACGTTCCCTGGGTATGGATGCTTACTGGTACTCCAGCAGCACAATCACCTGTTGATGCGTTTGGCTTGGCTAAACTTATAAACCCTGACGGCGTACCCAAATACTTCGGGCAGTTTAGGGACAAGGTTATGCACAAGATAACCCAGTACACATGGCGACCCAAACCAGATGCGGATGCTACGGTGCATGAAGCCTTGCAACCTGCTATACGGTTTGAACGTGACCAGTGTTTAGACTTGCCTGCGGTAACTTACGTAGAGCGAGATGCCCCACTCACTAAGCAACAAGCACAGTATTATAAGACTCTTAAAGACCAGATGATGATGAGTGCTGATGGTGAGCAAGTAACCTCCGTAAACGCTGCTACTAATCTCAATAAGCTGCTGCAAATCTCAGGAGGTGCGGTCTATTCGGATGATAAACAAGTCATTGAGTTTGACGTTAGTAACAGACTCAAAGTGGTGAAAGAAGCTATAGATGAGTCATCACACAAAGTCCTGGTGTTTGTACCCTTTACACATACTATAGAATTACTAAATGAATTTCTTACGAAAAACAATATAAGTTGTGACATTATCTCAGGAAAAGTAACAGTCAATAGACGGGCTGACATTATCAAAAGGTTCCAAGAAGAGACTGACCCACACGTTCTTATTATACAGCCACAAGCTGCATCACATGGGTTGACCTTGACGGCTGCTAACACTGTGATTTGGTACGCTCCTGTTACTAGCGTAGAGACATACCTTCAAGCTAACGCTAGGATAAACAGGCCAGGGCAGCACAATCCGATGAGTGTAATACACGTCAGGGGTAGTGCAGTAGAAGACAGGCTGTACACAATGCTGCAAAACAACATTACTAACCACAATAAGATAATTGATTTGTACAGACAAGAATTAGATGCTTGACAATGTAAAACACCCTGCTAAACTGATCGTCCCTTTTAAGGAGGTGCGATGGAAACTTCAGCAGATAAACTAGTGGCAGTGTATTTAAAGATACGCAACGCTATAAAAGATAAAGATGAAGAAATAAAAAGTCTCAAAGAGCAACAGGATAAAGTCAGTGATGAACTCCTTAAGCTTTGCGAGTCGCAAGAAGCAGATGGGCTTAAGACTCCTTCAGGTACAGTGTCTCGCCGTGTTATCTCTAGCTATTGGACAAGTGATTGGGAACGGATGTACGCGTTCATAAAAGAACAAGATGCCCCACACTTGCTAGAGAAAAGAATACACAACGGCAACATGAAAGAGTTCTTAGTAGACAACCCTGATGTAACTCCCGCCGGATTGCAGGCTAAGAATAGGTATGCAATATCCGTTAGGAAACCAGCTAAGAAATGATGCGGCTTGCTGTACAAGACGGTTATTTTTTAAACCCCATAACGCATAAGATTGATATTAGTGTAGAGGGTGTTATTACAGATAGCGGTACGCTTTCTCGTAACTTCTACAGGGGTAACAGGTTGGAGTGTTGGTCACTGGATAGTCAGTACCCGCACCCTGATGTGCCTGATACTACTCAACAATCTAGTCGTTGTATTGATTGCCCCCAGAACATTCGGGGGTCGGGGATGTCTAACTATAAACCGTGTAAGTTTTTTACCACTATTAACGTGATACTAAACAACACAAACACTGTGTGTGAACTGCGTATAGGCGGTGCTAGTTTGTTCTCCAGAACAGTAAACAAGCTTAACTTATACAAGTACATAGAATATTTAGAACGTAATGGGGAGTCCATACACAGTGTGCTTACTGAAATATATCTAGTGCATGAGGCAGTGCCAAAGATTTGTTTCAAACCATCTCGACCTTTGGCGGAGGATGAGATGCAAACCATAACTCAGCTTGTAAAGGCTGACGCTAATTTAACTAACCTTTTTGATGAGAGCGATGATATGAAGAACACAACTTACTTACTTAAGAAAGTAACAGCACGATACCCACGGCTTGACCAGACTTACCGTTTTGATAACAAGGCAGGAGCCAACGGGCAAACCGTATCCTGCGATGCTATGGAAGACGGGGCTAAGTACGAGACAGAATTTGTAATGGATGGTGACCAAGCTAAGAAACTGTACGCCGCTATGGATGCAGCGTACAAGGCAGCAAAAGATAAGTCATGGCCTGCTAAGTTAGAAATGCCTTTTAAGCAACAGGAAGACAAAACGTTTGTGGGTAAGTGTAATTTAAAAGGTGCTTACAACGGGCGTGCGACTGGTGGCCCTGCTCAGTTTGATGCTGACAACAAGCGGTTAGACACAGACTTTCAGCTTACTACAGGCAGCATTATTAACTTATCTCTAGAGTTAATCCCCTACAAGATGAGTAGCTGTGGTGTGTCTTTACGGTTGCGTGGAGTCCAGGTTATAGACTACGCACCCATGCAGTCTGTCTCTCCGTTTGAAGTGGAAGATGGGTTTACTAAAGATGGCGGTAGCGAAGTAGAGGAAACCGCAGAAGATATGTTTGGTGTGGTAGAAGAAGATGAGGTTGAAGAAGTAAAGGAACCAACCAAACGTCCTAAGAAGAAAGTTGAGAAGCCTGATGACGACGATGACTTATCTGCTCTGTTAGACGAGTGGGGGAGTGACGACGACTAATGAGTTACGGTTATACAACGCGACTCAGTAGTATCAACAAACAGGCTGACAAGTCCTCACTGGGAGTCAAGCTAGGCCGGGTGTGTATCAAGCAAGAGATACCGGTGGCCGAGGTTGCCTCTCAGTTAGGGGTCAGCAGACAAACTGTTTACAACTGGTTCGAGGGTACGCATTTCCCGCACCCTGACCTTACTGATGCTATAGAAGTCTTATTGAAGTCGTACAACAAGTAATAAAACTGCTCAACTTACTGAGAGGACTTAGGGGGATAGCTCCCCCTAAAATAATAATATGGAGAACATCAATTTAATACATCATGTTGTACCGTCTGGAGGATGGTACTGTGCAATAGGTATACCCCCCGCAAAAAACAAAGGCCCAATCACAAAATTTACAAAAGACACGGATGAACTTAAAACTTTTTTTGAAGGCTTTATAGCGTCTGGTTATCACACTTACTTTGCCTTAGCTAAGTACAACAATGATGCTCCTAAACCTTTGCCAGAAGGTGGCCGTAAAATAATACACGCGGAAGCGTTGCAATCACTATGGTTAGATATAGATTGCGGCCCAGGTAAAGACACAGAGATAGAACAAAGCACAGGGTTACCTAAAGGCTACGCTAGTAAAAAGGAAGGGTATAAAGCAGCTAAGAAGTTTTGGGAATTGTTAGATTTGCCTCCTCCTACTGTAGTGGACTCTGGCAATGGGTGGCATCTTTACTGGGCCTTTACTGAAGAAGTACCGAGAGACCAGTGGATACCATTAGCTGACCGGCTTAAAGAAGTATGTGCAACACAGAAGTTTGCGGCTGATCCGAATGTGTTTGATGCAGCGCGTATGCTGCGTGTGCCTGAGTCGTTTAACGTAAAGACTGACCCACCTAAAGAAGTAAAAGTTGCTCCCCTTGCGCCACCTATTGACGTGTCTATAGTGCGCGAAGCACTGGGTGTAGAAGAAGACGCTGTTGTGGAAACTAAAGCACCTGTAGAGGTGGAGTTCGACCCTGGGCAGAACTTACCTAGCCTAGACATGCAATACAACTTTGCGCGGATTGCGAAGCGTAGCCTTAAGGATGAAGGATGCAAGCAGATAAAAGACTGCATTAAAGACCGTGCAACTTTGTCCGAGCCTCGTTGGTTTAACATTCTTTCCATAGCTAAGTTCTGTGAGGACAGCGCCACGGCCATACATCTAGTGTCTAAGGGCCATCCTGATTACACCCCAGCCGGGGCTGAACAAAAAATATTACACATCAAAGGCCCACATGGGTGCGATAAATTTGCTCTACATAATCCCAAAGCGTGCAGGGGTTGCCCACATAAGAAGCTTATAAAAAGCCCACGCGACTTGGGTTTAAGAGTAAACAAAGATGTAGCACCTAAGTTTGATTTGCCTGACGGGTATTACAGGGGGGAGAGTGGTGGAATCTACACGGACGTAGGAGAAGAACCTAGAGTGGTGTACGAGTATGACTTGTTTATTAAAGGAAGAATGCGCGACACCGAGGAAGGAGACAAGTTTGTTATACACGCTCACACTCCTATGGACGGGACTAACGAGTTTGTCATAGCTAACGTGCAGTTAGAACACAGAGAGTTACGTAGGGAGTTAGCAAAGGAAGGAGTTGTTGCACCGGAAGGGCAGTCTAAGCTTATAACTTCTTACATCATATCAGCAATCATAGCACTTCAAAAACAGGGGAAGAAACAGTATATGTATAATCAATTTGGTTGGCATGAGAACTACAGTAAGTTTATTGTAGGTGAAAGAGAAATAAACAAAGACGGTGTATACCACACACCTGCATCGAGTGTTACTTCAGGACTTGCTCCTCACTTTGTACCAAAGGGTACACTAGAAAAGTGGAAGGAAGTTTTTAATATGTATGACAGACCAGGACTTGAAGTACAGGCTTTTGCTGCACTGAGTGGGTTTGGTTCTCCGTTGTTGGCCCTCACTGGGCAGAAAGGTGCAGTCATAAACTTAATGCACAGTTTGTCTGGGCAAGGTAAGACGACTGTGTTACGTGTAATCAACAGCGTGTGCGGACACCCTGATATGCTTTTAGGTGCGCCTGATGACACAATAGCTGCTCGTATACAAAAGATGGGTGTGCTTAACAACATAGCAAACACAATGGACGAGCTTACCAATATGGATGGGGAGTACATATCCAACTTCTTATATGCTTGTTCACAAGGCAAAGGCAGGGAGAGGATGGAGAGCAATAAAAATGCTAACCGTCTAAACACAACTACCTGGCGAGCCACTACTGTTTCTACTGCCAACGCATCAATGAAACAAAAAGTGCAAGATGTAAAGGAGCAAGCAGATGGGGAGCTAATGCGTTTGATAGAACTAAATGTACCAGCTAGTGACCCTACTATAATAGGCACAAGTGAAGGCAAAGAAATATTTGACCAACAGCTTCTTGATAATTACGGGACAGTAATAGAACCTTTTATTATTAACGTAATAAATAACTTTGAAGAAGTTAAGAGCACACTTAAAAGGGTAGCTGCTAGGTTTGATAAAGCGTTAGACATGACACAACGTGAAAGGAATTGGTCAGCCATTTCTGCTTGCAACATAACAGCAGGTTTGTTTGCACAGGATTGGGGGCTTATAGACATGGATGTTAAGCGGGTGTATCACAAAATCATACCAGTTCTAGCTGATATGAAAGAAAACACTACCGCACCTTTAGACGATGCAAGCTCCATAGTAGGTGATTACATAGGCAGAAACTGGCGCAACTCTTTAGTAATACTCAAAGAAGCAGACCAGCGGTCAGGCAAAAAACTTGCTGCTACACGGGAGCCAATAGGTCAACTTGTAGTTCGTTTTGAACCGGATACTCAACTAATGTACACCCCTGTCAAAAAGTTTAGGCAGCATTGCTCAGAAGGGCAAGTTAACTACACTAGCTTTTTAAAAGAGACAACTGCGTCAGGCATGTGTTTAGGATCAAAAAATTACCGTATGGCTAGTGGCACAGAGTTAGCTAGTACGGCACAGCGTTGCTTAGTATTTAACACAGCACACGTTGGCTTTATAGACATTAGTAGTTTAACGGAGCAGGATACCGATGTTGACGGTGGAGAAAGTTCAGTACCTGATTAACTGGAAGGGGTTTGAGAAAGGTGCATCATTCTTTATACCTTGCTTAGACCCCGTTAAATCTAAAAAGATTATTGTTAAAGAAACTAAGAAACGTAAGTATGCAGTGACTACTAAAGTAGTCATAGAGGATGATGTCCAGGGTATCAGGGTGTGGCGGGTTTAGAATTGGGTTTCCAACCGGTCAAAGTAATCGTTTAAATAAGGTCTAAAGTTTTTGTCAAACCGCAGTCCATATTCGTATTCTCTAAGGGCAGACGCTCTTGATTTGAAAGAACTTTCTAAGGTGCGTTTGTTAAACAAGCGGGGGTATATTCTACGGAAATCTCTAATACGCCTATCTGTTTCTCTAAGCAGTTCTCTATCCCCAGTGGTGACAGCCATAAATCTGCTTTCTAATAAGGAACGTCTTCTCTCCATTACTTTAGCTTCATATTGTTTAGCAAGGGCGCGAGTCTCATACACACTAGATAAATCAGCAGGGCTGAAACCAAAAAATTGTTTAGTTAAAAGCCACCCATTGAGGTCTTCTTTGATGGGTATACCATCCGCTGTTCGCACTCCTTCATCTAAGTAACGGAATGTTTTAAATGCGTTGCGTATAAAGCTAGGGGAGAATTGCTCTACACCTCTTGCTACTTTACCTTCTGCTATTAACTGCATTCCATACGGCACGTTACGTGCAAAGTTACCCATAGGGCCAAACGCTTGCATCATGGCTGCGCCTACATACCCAAATTTTTCTATTTCGTAAGGGTCTTCCCTAAACAACAACCCGTTAGCTACACTGGCACGGTTTGATATTTCTATGTTAGTTAAGTAGTTAGTTGGGCCTTTGGTAAACCATTCTGGAAACATTAACATCATTTCACGCCGTACATTAAATGGTTCTTCCTCTTCATCATCTAAAGTATTTATTAATGCACCTACCATGTTTGCTAAAGTTGCAAGTGCGCCAAAGAAAGGCATACCAAACGCGCCCGCTATACTAAAACTCATTCCGTTTATAAACAAAAATTGACGAAACGCTGCACGCCGTACTTCAGGTGTTTCTCCTTTAATGGATTGGTGAAAAGCACGAGCAGTAACATAAGCACTTTGCCAAATAAATGATTTAAAAGTAAACGTAGCTCGCCCAATACCACCTGCAAAGTCTCCTTGCATAAGACGAGGCCCAGTCGCTGCCATACCAGATGTGTTTACATCTTTAATTATTTTAAGTGCAAACTCTCTTGCCCCTTCTTCACCACGATACTCTGGAGGTACACGGTCTGGATTATTTTTAGCCAGGTTGTACGCAGCTATACCCATAGTGGCACGGTTGTATTTTTCTGTTGCAGAAAATGGAACAGAAAGTAAGTTCATTACCTTGGCAGTTAAAGTGTTAAATTCTGCCGTGCTCTGCCGTGAACCTTCCATAATTTCACGGTTCATTGTGTGCCTTAAAGCTGCGTGATCCATAAGAAAATCATAAAGCCCTTTGTAATCCTTGCTTGTACTCCAGTCATCGTTTACAGCAAGTCGCATTGAGTCAAGCAACGCACCCATTTCCTTACCACCAAAGTATTTGTTTAATACAGGTTGGCCCAACAAGGGTATAGAAGTTAAGTTAATTAGTGCAGACGATATATTACCCGCCAGAAACAAAGTAAAACTTCCTGTTGCTGCTAGTCTGATAGGGCTAGAGTACTCTGGGTTTATGGTAAACCCCTCACGTTCTGCTATTTCGCTTGCTACTTCTCTTATGTCTAGCGGGTCAGCATCTTTAGGGTCACGTTCATAAGTTGCAGCTTGTTTTCTTACTTCGTTAAACGCATCTCGTATTTGTTCATTGTATTGAGTGTTACCCATTTTGCGTGCTAACCGCACCATAGTTTCGCCATACACACGAGGTAGATCAATAGATGCTCCCGCAACTATATTCTTTTTAGTTGACCTAAACTGACGCACTAAAGAATTTTCAGGAAGTAAATCTAAATAGGTTTCGTATATAACTTTTTTCTGGTTATCTAAAATTTGTCTTTGTCGGGGATCAGCTAGGTCAATGTTTTGATCTGCTGCATTTTTATCTATTGCATCAAATATTTGTCCTACAAAGCTACTGGGTGGTGGCCCAGCCGATTGCACACTTTCTTCTATGCTATTGGTTACAATGTATTGTTGAAGATTATCTGGGTCTAAAGTTGCTTGTTGCTCAGTGTCTGGGTCGATAGAAAGGCTTTCAGTTAAACCTAAACCTTCTATAGCTCTAGCCCTGTCGCTATAAGATTCAAATGGAACTACTTGGTAAACTCCGTTTTTGTCAGTAAACTGCAAAATAAAATCACCAAAACGCCGTTGAGGTACGTACCCTGCGTTGGGTTTCTTTGCCATAAACTTATTTTTTATTGTTGCTCTTAAATCTTTATCCGCAATAGCGGCTGTTGAAAACTCTACAAAGTCGTTAAACACAGCGTCATAATCTACACGCATAGCTTTATAAGCTTGTTGTACTTCAGTAGGCAGTTTGTTAAATTCTTTTTGAAATCTTTCTATGTCTTTTAATTTTTCATCAATTTGTTGTTGAGTAGGAGGTGCTCCTGTTTCTGCTTCAATGCGTTTTTTATAGTCTTCTATAAATGTTGGGTTACCTTTAGGAGTTTCTACCCTGTTATCATTGTTACTTAGTATGTCTACTTCAGCTATACGTATGAGATTAGCTAATTTACCTAGTTTTTCCATCGCTTCTGGAAAACGTTTAGTTAATGCTACTAAAGCCCTGTGTGTTTCTTGGGCTTCTTCTGTTTTATTTTCTTGATAAGCTTGTCGTTGTTCTACAAACTTTATTATTTTCTTGATGCTAGGCAGATACTTACCATACAGCTCTTCAAAGTTATCCATACGCAAGAACTTAAGTCCTGCTCTAAATAAGCGACGACTTTCTTTAACTTTATCTAATGTACTAGCAATTTTAGTTTTGTTGAACGGAGGTATGGTATCTTCAAAAACATCTGGTATTACTTTATCAGGGTTTTCATTAGCAAAAAATATTCTTTCAAGAGGGGGTGCGTCACTTTCACTACCCAAGTTAACAATGTCTTCAATAAACTCAAAGGCTTTGTCATACGCCGTTGGTGTTTGCTTATCTTTGTTTATACCTATTAATCTGAGAATAGCATTTATAACGCGCGTAAAAAAACTTTCGCTGTCAGGTGCTTTTATATCTTTAAGTAATGCTCTGAAAGTTTCATTGCCTAGAAACTCAGATACAAACTCATGTAAGTCTGTACCCCCATACGCATCTCCCATTTGATCTTTTATTTCACTAAAAAATTCAAAAAATACTTTGGCTTCTTCAGAGTTGGGGTTATCCAATCTGCGTGACAAAGCAGCGTGGCCTAACTCATGGAACAATACTTTTTTGTTTAACCCCCTATCTGGGTCTAATGTAATTTCGTTTGTAGCCTCGTTAAACATTCCAGGTATGGGTGCATCTGTAGGTACAGGTGCTATACGTATTTTGGTATTAGCAGCCATTCCCGCTAAGTTTTTTAATATAAACTGTATTTCGCGGGGTTCATCTTTTAAAAGATTACTTATGGTTTGTTTAAGATTACCTTTCTCTGCAAACTCTCTTACTTCATTGGGGATGTCTTGAGGGAAAGTAATACCCTGGCGTTCTACCTGTGCCGCGATGTCTTCACTAGTTAGAGATTCAAAACGCTTCGCCTCTTCTTCGGCAAACAATTTATTATATTCTGCTAACCGTGCCTTAGTACGGGGTTTATTCTTAACCCCCATTTTTTCTAACACTAAAGTTTCAATTTCTTTTTTAGTTTCTCTGTTAGCAGCTCTATCCGCAGTAGTAGCAGGAGAAATTTCTGCACTGCTAACCGTTCCAAAGTCGTCTCCTTTATATATCCCTTCGCGTATGACGTTAGTTGTAGGCTGTGTTGCTGTAGGAGGTCGCTTCCCCAGCCGGAGTGCTCTAGCTATTCCTAATATAGATTGCTTTCGTTCTGTTTTGAATGTGTTTAGGGCTTCATTAAGCTGTGTTGCAGGAGTGCCTTGTAAGTTATCTTCTACCCATTGCCTTGCAAGCACTGCGTCTTTTTGATCTCTAGGAGCTAATCTACCTTGACGTTTTTCACTTATAAAATCACCAAACGCATCGTCAATTAACTCATCACTAGGAATAGTAGGTTGTTCTACTCTACTTTGTTTGATCTCCTCAACTGTAGTATCTCCTTCTGCTACATCAGCAGCTATACTTAACAGTGCTACTTCTCGTCCATCTCTAGGTAAGCCTTTCTTATTAAAGTATCGCCTAACCGCACGCTCCTGCCGGGTCAAATCTTTTGCTTTAGTGTCCAATAATTTTTTTATTTTAACGGTGTTACCTGTGTTAAATCTTTTTATACTACGTGCTGCTTCAGCATAAGCTTCTTGTTCCGCTTCTATCGCTGCTTTTTGAGCATTTTTATACGAAACATCTTTTGTTTCATTCCCTGTTATTCGCATAGCAAATTCATTAAAAGAATCGTTTTGCTCTCTAGCAGCTTTTAATTCAGTAACTAATTGTTCTCCCGTTAGATTTTTAGCTTGTAACTCTTTTCTTTTTGCATCAGCATCTTCTATAGCTTCAATCTTTTCTAACTCAGCAACTAACTCCGTTGAGCGCGCCATGCCCTTGCTAAGAGCATTCATTTTGTTTCTAAAGTCTAACTGACGCTCTATACGCTCACTTAAATCTTTTTCTGTCAGACTTTTAGTATCCCCTATTTCCTGCGGGACAAAGTATTTACCCACACGCACATAGTTTTTACGGGTGACTTCCTTCCCTGCATCTAAATCTGCTTGTTCTTCTGGTGAAAGTATTTTTAAACTGTCTACCAGTTCGTTGTTTTCTGCATCTCCAAACTCTTTTAGCAATGCTGCTGCTTCATCGTCAGATAAATCGTTTGGGCTTAGTATTTCTATAGCTTCCTCTTGGCCTACGGGAGTAGGTGTAACCGTGTCTTCTCCTGTAAATCTTTTAGCTAAAGTATCAAGAGCTTTGACTTCAGCTTTTTTTGTTTTACCCGTGCCATATCCTGCAATTGCGCCTATTGGTACACCTACTGTACCTTCTAAGGTGGCTGCACCGACTACTCCTCTTCCTGTAGGTACATCAAACCCTTCACGTTGCAAAGCTACGTTACGTGTAAACTGTTCTTGTCCTCCCTGCATAGCTTCGGGGATAGCTTCTTTTACCGCTGTGCCACTAACGCTTGCTGCCATAGAAGGAGCTGCTATCTTTGAAGTAACATTCCGGCCAAACACCGCGCCTTCTAAACCAAATCGAGCAGCTAACGCCCCAAGAAAACCACCAAATGCAATGTTGTCTAAGTTTTCCCCGCTGTACGCTTGTGCGTCAGTTGCTGCTTCTTTAGCGTTTGCTTCATCTACACCAGCAGTTAGTAACTCTTCGTAGACAGCGTTGTAAGCTGCATCCTTGGTAATACCTACGCCTGTCAGTGTACCTACGCCAGTAGCTACAGTGCTTCCTAGTTTAGCTTTTTGAGCAGCAGTCAATGCCCGACCCGTTAAAGCAGCAGCGCCTCCGGGGGCAAGCAATCCAGCAATCAAAGTGGGGGCAGACGTACCAAAAGCATTAGTAATTAAGTCCAGGGG